TTGGTATCTATAGCCCAGTAACATTCAATCTCACAATGCAGAGAGTACGATAATGGCAGACCTTCGTGTAACCGAACTTGATTTTGAACAAATCAAGAGAAATTTAATAAATTATCTATCAAGTCAAGAAGAATTTGCCGATTATAATTTTTCTGGCTCTGGATTAAACACTATCATTGATTTGTTGGCATATAATACACATTATAATGCCATTTTAGCACATTTGCAATCCAATGAAATGTTCATTGATAGTGCATTAAAGCGTTCATCAGTTGTATCCATTGCCAAAACTTTAGGGTATACTCCTAGGTCAGTTACATCATCACGAGCTTCATTAGACATCAATGTTGTTCCTTCAATATCATATGTTTCATCAACATTGACAATTCCTCAATATACAAAATTCACTACAACAAATGACGGTGTTTCTTATACCTTCGTTTCATTAGAAGAACAAACAGCATCGAAAAATTTAGGAGAATTTTTATTTGAAAGTGTTGTTGTTGCCGAAGGTGTTGTTGTATCTCAACGCAATACCATTACAGCAGACACAGTTTCAGGTCCTATTAAGATTAAAAATAACAACATTGACTTGTCTACATTGAATGTGAGTGTGCAAACAAGTAGCACAAATCTCACAACAACTTCATATAAGCGCACCACAACCATTGTGGATGTAACCTCTACAAGTAAAGTATATTGGGTTGAAGAAGGTCAAGATGGCTATTATAATCTTATTTTTGGTGATGATGTAATTGGAAAGAAATTAACTTCAGGTAACATTGTCATCATTGAATATTTGGCATCCAAAGGTGCTGCTCCTAATGGCTCACGTGCATTTACTTGTAGCATTAATCTTGCAGGTGCTGCTCCAGTAACTACATTGGTATCGGCTGCAGCAGGTGGCGCAGATAGAGAAAGTACAAATAGTATTCGTTTCAATGCACCTAAATTCAATGCAACAAGAAATCGTGCAGTCACCGTCGAAGATTACAAATCTTTAATTTTAGCCAACTTTGATAAGGCAAAAGCTGTTGCAGTATGGGGCGGAGAAAATAATGCTCCTCCTATTTACGGCAAAGTGTTCATTTCCATTGACCCAAAATCAGGATATCTTGTAACTGAAGCTGATAAAGATTATTTGTTAAACACCATTATTCGTCCAAGAAGCGTATTATCATTGTTGCATGAATTTGTTGACCCAACATATTTGTATGTTGGTTTAGATGTTAAGGTGAATTACAATCCAAGAATTACTCCATTTAGTAGTTCACAAGTAGAAGCTATTGTAAACAATACCATTGAACAATACTTTGAAAATGAATTGTCAACACTAGATAAAAAGTTCTATTTTGCTCGTTTGGTGAATAAGATTCAAACATCACACAATGCAATTTTAGGAACCTTGATTGATATGCGCCTACAACGCCGTGTGATTCCAATTTTAAACACGCATGAAAATCTAAAGTTTTTCTTCACAACATCAATTGAACCTAATTCATTCTATAGCACTAACTTTACTACAACAGTAAGTGGTACAAATTACACTGCATACGTACAAGATTTTCCAAATACCACACCTCCTGATAGAAATGGTACAGGCACATTGAAGTTATTGAATGTAGAAAATGATGAAGTGCTAGTTGATAATTATGGTACTGTTACATATAATGGTTCAGGTGCCATTGAAATTCCTGATTTCTTTGTGATAAATGTAGGTGGTTCTGATGTTCGTTTCAACGCCTTGCCTCAAGAATTAGGAAAGGACTTGAATCCTACCATCATTCAAAGCACCCCAGTATCAACATCAGCAGTGTATCCTTACCCATCACAAAACATCGTTGTAACTTTGGATGATAGTGAAACAAATATATCTTTAGGAACAACTGTTGGATTAAAGGTCACAGCAACCGCAGTTGAAAGCTAATGGCAAATCTTAAAAATAAACTTCAACATTTAATTTCAGGGCAAATACCCGAATATCTTCGGAGCACCTACCCTGTTTTTGCCTCCTTTATACAAGAATATTATAAGTTCTTGGATTTAAATCATGAAGCCAATCATATTCTTTTAAACTCAGAAAAGTGGTCGGATATTGATTTAACGTTGGATATGTTCGCAGAGAAAATGCGTGAACAATATGCATATGATATAAGCCCTGATGCCATGATTGAACGCAGGAGATTGATTAAGTTCATCAATCAATATTATGAATCCAAAGGTAGTGAAAATGCTGCGGAATTATTTTTCCGTATGATGTATAATGATAACGCCACGATTAAATATCCAGGTGATTACACATTAAAGGCATCAGATGGTGTTTGGACCACAAAGAAAACAATTAAAGTTGATGTTGATTATGACCAAATTGGTACAACAGCGTTGGCTCTTCGTCCTGCGCCTGCAGCACAATATTTAAAGAAAGTTTTCAATGGTTCAACAGCAGTATCATCAGTAAATGACACCATTACAATTACAAGTCATGGATTTGATACAGGAACGAAAGTTCGTTATTCAGCGGGCGGCGGGACTGCAATTGGTAATCTTACAGAAAATTATGTCACATATTATGTGATTAAGATAAATGCAAATACTATTAAATTGGCAACATCATTGTATAATGCTAATGGAGGAACTGCTGTAGATATTTCTTCAGGTGGGGTAGGAGTAAATCATGTTCTTACTCCATATGAAAATGCCAGAACGGTTTATGATTTAAAAGAAAAAACTGTATATTTAAAGTATTATAAATTAGAACAAGATGAGCTTAAATTATACACAACACAAGTTTCATGTTTAACGGTTTCAAAAGATTCAACAAATGAAGATGTGTATGAATTGGAAATTAATTTAGCACGTAGCTATGATGTTGATGTATTAAACAATACATTTTTAGAAGATGCATATCTTGATGCAGTTTGGGTAACAGCATTTGATGGAACAACTGAATATGTGTATGGATTTTTAACACAACAACTTGTTGGTTATACTATTGTTGATGGTGGTATCAACTTCAAACGCCGTGATACGTTTACTATTGAATCTACAGAAACAGCTCCTTACCCAATTCCTAATCAAGAAGTTAACAATGGATTGGTTCGTGTAAAGAGTGTAGGAACTGTTGTCCAAGACAAGTATTTTGCTTCAAATTATGTGACAATTGGCTCAGAATACACCACAGATAACCGTCAAGGTGTCATTACAGGATTGTCTATTCTTCAAACAGGATATCGCTTTGACATTGGTGGTACTTACTTTGCAGAAGAATATCTTGAAGTAGAAAACTATACTGCTCAAGGTACGATGGAAAAGAATTTAACCAATCCGCGTACAGGCAGTGTAGCAACAGTGGATTTCATTACAGGGTATTTCTATAAACGTCCTGGTCAATGGAAAAACAATGCAGGGTTTTTGTCAGATATGAACAAACTACAAGATAACTACTATTATCAACCATTCTCATATGTGGTTCAAACAACCAATACACCATATTCAGAATGGAGTAAATTATATACCAAGAGTGCACATCCTGCAGGATTTAAGGTGTTTGGTGAATTGTTAATTGAGGATAATATTTCATTCACCCCAGTCAACATCACAAACATCAATAAATTCAACTTGTATTTGACTGATGGTGTAAGTATCGTAGAAACCTTCTCATATCCATCATATACATTCTATGTGGTATTGAGTGATTCTACAGGAAATGATGACGATGGAGAGGTTGTATTGAACGACTATGTAGAATCAACTTATATGGATGGTGGTTACTCTGGTAGCATTACGCCACTTCCGTAATCACGTATAAATAGTAGTAATCTAGGAGAAAAATAATGGAAGAATCTGTAAAATTAACAGGCACTTTGCATATTGTTGTTCGTGATGAACAAGGAAATATCAAGGAAGAACGTTACGAAAAGAATCTTGTAGTAACTGCTGGATTGGCATATATCGCCTCTCGTATGGTGGGTGTGGCATCTACAGTTATGGGTTACATGGAAGTGGGAACTGATAACACATCAGCTGCCTTGGGACAAACAGCACTTGTTGCTCCTGTGTCAGGTTCTCGCCGTGCATTAACCGTGTTTAGTAATGCATCCAATGTTGTAACAGCAGAAACAACATTTGCAGCAGGATATGGAACAGGAACTCTTACAGAAGCAGGAATTTTCAATGCTTCTTCTGGTGGCACCATGATGTGTCGTTCTGTATATTCTCCTGTTGTGAAAGGAGCAACCGACAGTTTAACAATCACTTGGACCATCACGGTTTCATAATATATGGCAACACTCATTCCTGCAGTAACTAGTCATGAAATTGCTCGTTCAATTTATCGTGACATCATCACAGGTCATGATTATTTCTATGTGTTTGGGGGTCAAGCATTTGCTACTCCTGACACACCAGAAGATACACGCACCTTTCTTGCAGATGTTCATAAAAACATCATCATGGCAAAACAGGTTACTCCAGGACCCAATGATGTAGTTTATCTCATCCGTAGAATCAATTGGACCACTGATACGGTTTATGTTGAATATGAAGATAATGTGGATTTATCATGTGAAGATTTCTATGTGATGACAGAAGATTACAACATTTACAAGTGCTTGAACAACAATGAAGGTGCAGAATCCACAGTAAAACCCACTTCAACGGATGCAACATCATCTGCCACTTCTGTATTAGCTGATGGTTACATCTGGAAGTTCATGTATCAAGTTCCTGTTCTTGATAGAATTAAGTTTTTAACAACGGATTACATTCCTGTTCGTAATGTATCAGATGGTGTGAACTTTGATGTGAACGGAACAATTTCTGCTGTAAATATTGATGCTTCAGGTGACGGATACACTGACCCATATTTGGTGATTGAAGGTGATGGTGTGTATCCTTTATCACTTACCTTTAATGCAGGAACTGCTGTTATAGATGCCGATGATACCATTTATGCACTCTCTCACACCTTTGAAACAGGTGATGCTGTGTTATACAACACAGGCGGAGGTACAGCAGTATCAGGGTTAACAAACAACACAACCTATTATGTTATTAAACAGGATGCCAATTATATTCAATTAGCATCTTCAATGGCAAATGCAACAGCAGGAGTTCAAATTGCCATTTCAGCTGGTTCAGGTACTTCACACACAATAACAGATGTAGGCAACACTGCTAACATTTCAATAGATGTGAATGGTGGAGTGTCATCAATCACAGTTATAAATTCTAAGCGTGGTTACACTCATGCCAAAGTAACCATGTATGATAAAGATGTAAAACCCTATGATTGGACTGATGGCGCTGTAGGTACAGATGTTTGGACAGGAACCATTACAACATCAGTTAATAGTAAAACAGTTACAGGGTCAGGCACAGTTTTCACTAATGAATTTGGTAGCGGATTACTTACACCTATTCGTTGGACTTTGGTAGATGCAAGTAATAGAATTATAGGAACCTTTGATACTGATGGTGTTGCCAGTAACACACAAATCACATTGGATGCAAATCCTGAATTTTCAATTAGCAATCAATCCTTTACAGCATTTCGTGGAGGAGGATTTCAAGGTACAGTAGTATTAACTCCTGAAACTTCAAATGTCACAAACCAAGATGCTGTGCTTGATTCAGTTCATGGCGCCATTTATAAAGTAGATATTGTTGATGGTGGATTGGGATATTCTGCACCAGGTATTACCGTTGTAGGTGACGGTGAAAATGCTGACATTGATGTAACTGTAGATGGAAGCGGAACAATTACAGGAGTCACTATTAACAACCCTGGACAAAATTACAACTATGCCAGATTGGAAATTTCAGGTGTAAATACCAATCCAGGCGAATTGTTTGCTCATGTAGGACCTCAAGGAGGACATGGGGCAAACATAGCCAAAGAATTATATGCATCATCATTATGTGTGATGGCGACTTTGGATACAAGCAATGTAGATTTCTTTGAAGGTAATGATTATCGTCAATTAGGATTAATTAAAAATATTAAAAAGTATAATGCAACACAAGATGTAGATATTGGTTATTTTACAGCAACAACAGGAACAGCTGCCTTCATGGTGGAAGTTCCTGAAGGTGAATATGATGAATATAATGCAGATGATGAAATTGAGACTTCTAATGGTGGCATATATAAAGTTGTATCAAAGAGATATGACACATCTGATTCCGTGTACTATGTGTATCTCTTGTACATTGAAGGCACAGAAACATTCACAACATCATCTACATTAACAAACAACACGACCACAACAGCCGCTTTAACATGCAATGCTGTTGTTGCTCCCGAGTTTGATAAAAATACTGGAACCATTCTTTATGTGAACACCTTCTCACCTGTTTCTCGAAGTGACCAACAAGTAGAAACAGTAAAATTGTTCCTCCATTTTGGCGCAACCTGCTAACATAACACATAAAAACGACTATGGCACTCAATTTAAGAACATCACCATATTACGATGATTTTGATATTGAAAAAAACTTTCATCGTATTTTGTTTAAGCCCGGATATGCTGTACAAGCTCGGGAACTCACACAACTACAAACAATTCTTCAAGAACAAGTCAAACGCTTTGGAAATCATATTTTCAAAGATGGGTCTGTTGTTCTTGGGTGTGAAGAAACATTCCAATTTGGTGTTCCTTATGTAAAAATTAATGACACAAATAGTTTAGGAACTGCAATTTCTGATGCTGCCTATTCCACATATACTACATCGTTAGTGGATGCCACCGTCACAAATGCCATTGGTGTTTCAGCTAAAATCATTCGTTTAGATGAAAGTCCTGCAGGTCAACGTGTATTATATCTGAATTATCAAACAGCATCAACTGACGGGGGAACTGTAGTATTCTCTGATTCAGATGTTTTGACCATTGTTGATTCAAGTGGAACAACAGTAGGTGATAAATTTGTTGCCATTTCATCTAGTTCAACTGGCACAGGCTCTTTATATACTATTGCTGATGGTATTGTGTATGCACAAGGAAACTTTGTTCGTCATGCCGAAACAACCCAAGTTCTTGAACATTTTTCCGCTACACCTTCAAAGAATGTAGGATATCGTATCATCGAAGAAGCAGTTACTTCAGATGATGATGTAAGTCTTTTGGATCCTGCAGCAGGCTCATACAACTATTCAGCTCCTGGCGCTGACAGATATAAGTTAACAACCTCTCTTGAAACCTATTCTTTAACAGCAACACCTGATTCAGGTTTTTATCTATTATTCATTGTTGATTCTGGCACAGTTAAGCGTGCATTCAATAAGCCCCAATATGCTGATATTCAACGAGCCTTAGCAAAACGCACTTTTGATGAAAGTGGTAGCTATGTCATTAGTGGATTAAACATCAATGTTCGTGAACACTTAAAAACTACAAGTCCTGATAATGGGGGTCGTTATACTCCAGGTGAAGGCGGACTTTCAACAAAACTTGTATATGGTATAGAACCAGGTAGAGCTTATGTTGAGGGGTATGAAACAGAATTGAAATCTACAGAATACATTGCTGTAGATAAATCAACCGCCACAACAAGTGCTGATGAACGTCAAATCAGTAGCTTTTATGGGGGATATGTGTATGTTAAGAGTGTATACGGTGATTGGAACATTGCTGATACTAATTTAGCTGTTAATTTGTTGGATGGTTCAAGCAATATAATTGCAATAGGAAAAGTTCAATTATTGAAGCATCATAGCGGAACTCCCGGCACAGGAAGTACATCATTTTATAAGTTATATTTGTATGATTTAGTTCCACAAAGTTCATACACTGTTGCTGATTATTCTACCATTACAACAATTAAAGATATTGCAACAGGAACAACTCATATTGCAACCGTAGCTGATACACCATCGGATAGTCTTGGTACAGGAATATCACAAACTACTTTCCGTTTACATGAGGCTCGTCACAGCACTTTAATTTTCTCAACTAATGAAAAGGCTGTTGTTGAATATGAAACAGATGGTACATCATTCTATTTTTGGAAAAAATTAGGTACCTATAACTTCAGCGGCAATGCAGCAACTGTGGCAACAGGTGATGTTGACCATGTTTGGGGATTCTCAACTACATTAACAACTGCTGCCACAGTGGCACCTCATTTCTTGGCAGTAAAGGAATCTAATAATAACATTGCTACACTTACTGGTGCCACCTATGCAAGTTCTACATCATCAGTATTAAGTGCAGCTAGCATTTCAGGTAATCATACAGTATATGCATATGTAAAACATGAAAATGCAAATCCAATTACATTAACATTAAATACATCATATTTAAAATTGGATGGCAGTACATTCACTACCACAAGTGAACAAAATCTAGAATCAGGAATAATTTATTTAGGAGTATCACATGCACTTGATGTAGAATCTGTGCATATTGCAGCATCCTCTGAATCATATCCTGCATCATATTCTGCCCTATTAGCTAATACAAATTGGACAAATATTACATCTGATTGCACTCTCCAGGATGGTCAAGAAGATAATCTTTGGGGAACATCACGCATTAAATATTCAGGAAATGTTGATTTAACTACAAAGAAAATTGTTATCAAATATCGCAACTATACTCGTTCATCTAGCTTTGGTTATTTAAATAGAAATTCATATGCCACATCTTTAATTGATTTTGATCCAACATCATTTGATACCGGTCGTGACATTTATACATATGAATTACCTACTTATAAGTCTAATGCCACAGGTATCACCTATGATTTACGTGATGCGTTAGATTTCCGTCCAACAATAGTAAATAGAACCGGACATAGTGGTTCAGCTTATAACTCAGCAGAAGTAGTTAACGGTGAAAACGTTTTAGTTACAACCATTGATGCAACAGGAACCTGGGGTGTAACTATACCGGATCCTGATAGCAACATCACAACTACATTCACATATAATCTTCCACGCAAAGACAAGATTGTATTGACCCGTGATGGTGAATTCAAGGTATTGGAAGGAGTTTCATCAACTTATCCTGCAGCTCCTAGAGATGTTCCTCATGCCATGACTTTGGCATTAGTGGAAATTGCACCTTATCCTTCACTTTCTCCATTCACTTCACGTTTACATTCTCATGAAGATTATTCAAGTTCTGTTCGTCTTGTAGATAATCGTCGTTACACAATGCGTGATATTGGCGACCTTGAACAACGTGTAACTCGTTTGGAACATTACACAGCATTGTCAATTCTTGAAAATCGTGTTGCCAATATGTTCATTGATGATGGGGCAGGCTCAAACATGATAAAGAAGGGCATTTTAGTTGATACTTTTACAGGGCATAATGTAGGTAATGTATTTGATACCGATTATACCGCTGCAATTGATACCAAAGAAAATGTTCTTCGTTCAGGAATAACTATTGAAGATGTTGATTTAATTGTAACAGGCACACCAAATCAAGTGGGCGATTTAGTTCTTACTGGAGCTTCACATACTCACACAACATTTGCTGAAAATCCATATGCCACAAAGAGTCGTGTTGCGGGTAATAGTGTATTAAGTAACTATAAAACAGGCATCATGCAGCTTGACCCAGCACAAGATATGTGGTTAGATGAAAATGTTCGCCCTGATGTACAAATCAACACAACCAATGGCAATGATGGATGGGAATATAATAGTAATCCATTCAATATTCATTGGGATGCTTGGAGAACCAATTGGCAAGGCGTTGAATTAACTTCTGTGTTCGTAAACGAACCCACAACAGTTAATGGCATCAGTGGAATTCGTAGTTATAGCCATGCAACTAAATTTGTGTCAGACATTACACGTTCCATGATTATTTCATCACGTATGCCTGATAATAATTTCCGTATGTATGGAACTAAAGTTGTTGATATCTCAGTTGTTCCATATATCCGCAGTCAAGCAATTTCATTTGTAGTTACTGGCCTTAAGCCAAATACTTTAGTAAATGCATATTTTAACGGTGAAGATGTTACAGATTATTGCCGTTATTACACATTACCTGTTGATAATGGAAGTCAAGTAACATTTAGCGATATCAACAATCTTGAATTAGGTGTGTTTCTTTCTCAGTATGAAGCTGCTGCTTCAACTGTAGGTGATGGATTGTATGTAAATGCTGCAGGTGAATTGATAGGTCAATTCTTTATTCCTGCAAACAAATTCCGTGTGGGTTCACATATCTTTAAGATTGAAGATGATAATGGTACCACATCGGCTGCAGCACAATACATTGCATCGGGTATAGCTACATTCTTTGAAGAAGGTATTATTTCAACACGTTGGTCAGATGTTCGTCAAGATGCGCTTAGCGACATTCAAAACGGTGTTGTAAATCGTTTAGTGCAAAGCAATCCAAGTACATTCAATGCTTCATCATTTGGCGACCCAATGGCACAAACATTCGTGGTTGAAACCAATACAGATGGCATATTTGTTACCAAGGTTGATTTATACTTCAAGACAAAATCATCATCCAAGAAATTTACAGTTCAAATTCGTGAAACCATTAATGGCGTTCCCGGTAACAAGATTGTTCCCTTTAGCACAATCACGTTAGACGCAAGTGGCATTAATGCATCAACTGATGCAGAAACAGCAACAACCTTCACATTTGAATCTCCTGTATATTTGAAGAACAACACAGAATATGCATTAATTCTACTTCCTGAAAATAATACAGATGAATATGAACTTTGGGTATCCGAACTAGGTCAACAAAAAATAGGTACTACAGAAACCATTACTCAACAACCATATGTTGGGTCGTTGTTCATCCCAAGTAATAACACATCATGGGTTCAACTTGAAGATGAAGATTTGAAGTTTACTTTGTATAAAGGTGTGTTTGGCACATCACCAACAACCATTAACTTAAAGTCAGCTCCTATTGATTACATCACCTTCTCAACAACAGGTGAAACAAGTTATGAATTAAAGGCAGGTGATGTTGTTAAAGTATATGATGATACACAAACTACACTTTCTGGAACATCAGCTGTTTCAGGTTCAACAGTAACAGGTGTATCTACATCATTCACCACAGAGGTTCAAGTGGGTGATAGACTACGTGCATCGTATCCATTGGCAACGGCATCAACATTGACAGGTAATATTACAACATCGGGCACAGCACTCACTGGTTCAGGAACCTTGTTCTCAACTGAATTGGCTGTGGGCGACATCATTCTTCAATCTGACAACACCACAGTTGTTGGACGTATCACTGCCATTGCAAGTGATACTTCAGCAATATTGGATACAGCACCTCCATCAGATGTAACAAACATTCAATATCGTGCACGTATCATCGTAGGTATTGTAAAAACTGTACCTTCAAATACATCACTTACACTTGAAGAAAATTGTCGTATTAATTTAACATCAGGTCATACCTTATATACAGATGATACATCTGCTGAAGGATATGTAACAGAAGTTCAAGGTACAGATGCTAAGGTGTATATTACATCAGGTCATTTAGTGGCAAATGACCAATTTGAAATTCGTGGAAAAGTAACAAGTTATGTAGACCCCACAATTATCACTGTAGATTCTCTTGGTTATCGTTACGTAAATGCCCTAGCTCCTAACTTAGGTACATTAACTGTGGATCCAGTAACAACAATTGATTTGAGATATAAAATTTATGGGGAATCAACATTCACCAATATAAAGAATGGTGAAACAATTGAAATACCAACAACACGAACATTATACTCATACTCATATCCTACATATGGTGAATATGCTTCAACTACTCCTGCATTACAAATTCAAGCTGTTATGGACTCAGATAATGCATCATTGACTCCTGTTATTGATACACGAAAGATGTCATTATTAGCAATTGAAAATGATATTCGTTATAATAGTCCATCTGTGTACATTACTCGTGAAGTGACATTAGATGATAGTGCAGATGATTTACGTGTGTTTTTGGATATTAAGTTACCTGAAGGAGCATCTGTGACCGTCAAGGCAAAAATGCAAACCATGGGCGATGATTCCAATTTTGATAATCTAACATGGACAACACTAGCAGTAGATAAGGCTCCCGCTATTGTAAATCGTTCTGTATTCCAAGAATATGTGTATAAGCCATCAAGTCCTGTAGAATATCATAAATTTGCAATTCGTATTGAAATGTTATCATCTACGTCAAATTTCAATACTCCTCAGATTAAGAATCTTCGTGCTGTGGCATTAATCTAATGAATAACACTTTCATTCGTGATTCTGTATCCGGGGCTTTGATAAATACTGATGTATCTGCCATAGAAGCTCGTCGTAATCAAAAAAGGCAGACTAAACAAGTGGTAGAGTTACAAAAAGAAATCTCAGAAGTTAAAAATGATTTACTTGAAATCAAACAATTATTGCAATCAATACTTGCCGACCGAGGATGATATATGGCAAATCTAAGTCTTAGAAGTACAGCAGCAGTTAATCCAGGGGAAACCAACATTGGCGCTCCGCTCACCAATACACAAGTTGATACCAACTTCATCAACTTGAACACAGATGTATTGAACCGAGTGAAGTCTGATGGCACCACTGTGATGACAGGTTCTTTACAATTGGGGGCAGGATTAGGTGTTGTTTTTGAAGGCACTACTGCTGATGCCTATGAAACCACTCTTGTTGCCGGCGAACCAACCGCGGATAGAACGGTAACATTACCTAACGCCACTACAACATTAGTAGGCACCGATGTTTCACAAACATTAACAAATAAAACAATTGCATTAGGTAGCAATACAGTTTCAGGTACTATTTCTCAATTCAATGCTGCTGTGACTGATGCTGATTTTGCAACATTGGATGGTTCAGAAACACTAACCAATAAAACATTAACAACTCCAGTTATTGCACAAATCAATAGTTCAACAACTTTCACCGTTGATTGTGCAGGTGACATCACACTTGATGCAGGCGGAGCTGATGTTTTATTGAAAGATGATGGAACTACATTTGGTGGTTTTTCTCAATCAGGCAATGAACTTGTTATAAAATCAGGAACAACTCCTACCGCTGCATTGAACTTCACAGGTGCCAATGTTGAAGGTCAAGGAAACATCAGTGCAGAATATTTGTTTACTGCAAGTTTAGGTGTTTTCGGTTCAATTCCATCAGGAGCATCTGCTCTATTTGGTACACAAGGTTCATCCAATAGCTACATTGGAGGGATAACCCATAACATTGGGTGGAACGGAAGCAATTATGTTGTAGTAAGTGATGGTTCAAATAATGCAGGTATGATGATTGGAGCTAGTTTAGGCTCAGGAAATATAGAATTTTTCGCTGTTCCTGTATCGGGTTCTCCCTCCAGCAATCAAACTATTAGTCCTGCAACTATGACCAGTACCTATCGTAAAATGGTGTTAGACACGAACGGTAGATTGACAACATATGGTTCATTACACGTTTCAGGAACAGGATTGGCAGTAGGTACTACATTAACTCCATCAGCAACAGATGGTCGTATTGATGCAAAAAATGACGTTGTAGCTTTCTCATCTTCAGATGAACGTTTCAAGACCGACATTTCAGTTATCTCTGATGCATTAACAAAGGTGAAGTCATTGCGTGGTGTTGAATTTACATGGGATGAAGCAACAAAAGAACATCATGGATATGATGGTCGTGACACAGGTGTAATTGCACAAGATGTCATGAAAATTCTTCCTGAAGTTGTTCAAGTTCGTGATACTGGCTATATGGCAGTAAAGTATGAAAAGATGATTGGTCTTCTAGTAGAAGCCATTAAAGAATTAGATGCAAAAGTAAGTACTTGTACTTGTAACTGTAATAAGTAATCATGGCACTCACCGCTAGCGGACAAATATCCTTAGGCGACATTGCAACTGAAAAATCAATTGCTCAAAGTAATGTTTCATTGCAATCGGTTTCCACAACAAGTATTAATGCAGCAAGCTCATCAAAACCTGATGGAGCCACTCCTCATGCCATTAGTGAATTTTATAGCTATGACCATAGTGCTGCCGGTGGTTACTATGCTATACTTTTATATGATTTAGCTTCAGGAACAAATTGTGGTTTATATACAGCTACAAATACCTATTATTGTGATACAGCAACAATAGGTGCAGGTTCATATGTGTATACAAACAGTAATGGTACAGGTACAGTTAATGGTCGTTTTTATGATGGTGCGGGAAGTATTTACACGGTTACGTCAAGTTTAGCAGCGTTCGACGCTTCATGCACAGCGTAAATAAATAATACGACATTTATCCGGATAGTAGAAATATGGCATCAATAACCCTGCGTTTAACTAAAGGCTCAGCACTTACTCTACAAGAGTTAGATGACAACCTTAACAACCTTAACAATGACAAACTCGACGCTCCGGTAGTTACTGGAGAAAGAGTTGTTGCTAATACATATCCCGTCAAATATCAAGGAAACGTTACCATTCAAGGTACGTTTGCATTGGGTTCTGACACTATCAGCATTGATGGGCCTTCAGGAAAAATTGCCGTAAATGGTGTTGTGGTATCTGGATTCACCGGGTCACAAGGATACACAGGTAGCTTAGGATATGTAGGGTCATTAGGATACACAGGTTCCATTGGATTCACCGGGTCCCAGGGATACACAGGTTCTCGCGGCGATACAGGATTTGTTGGTTCACAAGGTAATCCTGGTCTTATGGGTGTACCTGGTGCTACAGGCTTTACTGGTAGCATTGGATTTACTGGGTCACAAGGTGTTATCGGATATACTGGGTCACAAGGTGATACTGGATATACCGGTTCTTTAGGTTATACTGGGTCAATTGGTTACACCGGGTCACAGGGTGTTCCTGGTATCATGGGTCTTCCAGGTGCCACAGGATTCACAGGCTCCATTGGATACACCGGTTCACAAGGTGTTATTGGATACACCGGTTCCCAAGGCGACACGGGTTATACAGGTTCATTGGGTTACACTGGGTCTTTAGGTTACACCGGGTCTCAAGGTGTTCCTGGCGTCATGGGTATTCCAGGTACCACTGGGTATACAGGAAGTTTAGGATATACAGGTAGTATTGGATTCACAGGTTCACAAGGTGATATCGGTTATACTGGTAGCTTAGGATATACAGGTTCCATTGGATATACTGGGTCACAAGGAGACATCGGGTATACCGGGTCACAAGGTGTTATAGGCTACACAGGTAGTCTGGGTTACACCGGTTCATTGGGTTACACTGGGTCACAAGGTAACCCAGGTGTTATGGGTCTTCCTGGTGCCACAGGATTTACAGGTTCCATTGGGTTCACTGGGTCAGAAGGTTATACTGGTAGCTTAGGATATACTGGTTCATTGGGATACACTGGGTCACAAGGATATACCGGGTCATTAGGTTATACAGGTTCCTTAGGTTACACAGGTAGCTTAGGATTCACTGGGTCACAGGGTGATATTGGATATACTGGGTCCTTAGGATATACTGGGTCAATTGGATTTACTGGGTCACAAGGATATACCGGGTCATTAGGTTATACAGGCTCTTTGGGTTACACAGGTAGCTTAGGGTATACTGGGTCACAAGGTAATCCTGGTGTTATGGGTCTTCCAGGTACCACGGGGTATACCGGTTCTATTGGTTATACAGGTTCAATCGGTGGATTGGGTTACACTGGGTCACAGGGTATTCCTGGTACCTTTGGTGGTGCCGCCTTTGATTATACATTTGATACTGATACAACAGATGGTGACCCAGGTACAGGCGGTATTCGTTTTGATGACACAGATTTCACATTAGTTACTGAGATGTACATCAGCCAAACTGATGATGATAGTGTTTCAACTTATAATTTCTTACAAACAATTGATGACTCAACATCTGCAATTAAGGGTCATTTTACAATAACAGAAAAAACAGACCCAAACAATTATGCATTGTTTGCCATCACCGGATCCCATACTCACCATACATCTCACTTTGATGTTCCTGTTAGCTATGTTTCAGGTGCCACAAGTTTTTCTGATGGATTAGATATCATTGTTACATTTGCTCGTACAGGTGATATTGGTGATACCGGATATACAGGTTCACAAGGTTATACTGGATCGTTAGGTTACACAGGAAGTATTGGATACACAGGTTCACAAGGTTACACAGGTAGCTTAGGATATACTGGGTCAATTGGATTCACTGGGTCAAGGGGTGACGTTGGATTCACGGGTTCCTTAGGTTATACCGGTTCCCTAGGATATACAGGCAGTCTTGGATATACCGGGTCAATTGGATTCACCGGGTCACAAGGTAATACTGGGTTCACGGGTAGCCTAGGTTATACAGGTTCCTTGGGCTACACAGGTAGCTTAGGATATACTGGGTCACAAGGTGTTATTGGATTCACGGGTTCCTTAGGCTACACAGGTAGTTTAGGATATACTGGGTCACAAGGTAATCCTGGTGTTATGGGTCTTCCTG